GCAACAACTTTTTGTGAAACGCCCCACAAAAGCTGCCCTGCTTACAGGAAATCCGGCCTTGACAGCACCGTAGAAATATGGTAGAATATTGCCTGTTGCAGCAGATGTGCAATGTGCTACTGTGGCTCAGCTGGTAGAGCAGCTCACTCGTAATGAGCAGGTCGCCTGTTCGAATCAGGTCAGTAGCTCCAAAAAGAAACCCCCGAAAGTTGGCTTGTGAAGCCGGTTTTCGGGGGTTTTTGTTTGTGCGGCAGGGGATGGGAAAGTGGGCGATTGTGCCTTAATTACCCCTGTTTATCTGGAAATTGCTTTAATTAGTAGCGCAAGAAGTGGCGCAAAGTGGCGCAAAAAATAAGACTGATTCAGCCGGTTTCCTGACTGAGATATCCGTCCAGAAGGTTGATCTTCTTTTTCTTGAATTTCTTGTCCAAAGAGGTATAGATGCCCAGCGTGACGTTGATATCCTTGTGGCCCATCTGATTGCGGGCGGTGACTTTTATACTTTGGCTTGCCATGCTCGTCCTTGCCGATACAGATGCGATAGCGATAGCGGCCATCCATGCCCTTTTTATTGGTACGCATGAGATCACACTCCTTTCGGTTGCGCGCGCAACTATAAAGTGTTTACAAGGGGCAGAAGAACCGGAACAAAGCTGCCAGTATGCGCAAGAAGCAGCGGAAGGTGCTGGCGAATTTTGACAAGCGTGGTTTTTTCCTGACCGGTACATACGAGGACTGTTACCTGCCGGATGACGAGGCTGCCTGCTGGAAGGACGTGGAGAACTACGCGCGGCGGGTGAAGTACGCCACCTGCAAGCGGTTTGGGGTGGAGAAGGAGAAGATCCGGCTGATGCTGTGGGCGGTGCTGCTGACGGCAGCGGCAAACGCGGCGGCGCTGGTGCCGGACACAGACCGGGACAGCGGCCAGAGCGTGCCGACCGTGCTGATGGAGCCGCAGAGCGAGGACGAAAGGCCGGAGGTGGTACTGGATGGCAGCGGGACGGTATAAGAGAAGCATCGTGTGGAAGCCGCAGCCGAAACAGGCTGCCTTTATGCGGCGGTGCGAGGACGAGGCGCTATACGGCGGGGCCGCTGGCGGCGGCAAGAGCGACGCACTGGTGATAGAGGCGCTGCGGCAGGTGGACGTGCCGCACTACCGCGGGCTGATCGTGCGAAAGACCTACCCGCAGCTTTCTGAGCTGATCGACAAGACGATGCAGTATTACAGGCCGGTCTTTCCGAAGGCGCGGTACAACGCTTCCAGCCATGTGTGGACCTTTCCCAGCGGGGCGAAGATCTATTTCGGGTCCATGTTCCGCACGCAGGACAAGTACAACTACCAAGGCAAAGCCTTTGATTTTATCGGGGTGGACGAGCTGACACACTTCACATGGGAGGAGTACAGCTACCTGATGAGCCGCAACCGACCCACAGGGCCGGGCACGGTGGTGTACATGCAGGCAAGGCGCATCCGGGAGGCAGAGCAGAACGACCCGATGCTGAAGGGCAGGGTGATCCAGGGAGTGGCAGACCCGGCCATCTTCAACGAGAGCCAGGGCGAGAGCATTGCCCAGATGCAGGAGAAGTATCCGTACTTTGTGACGTGGCGGCCGGGCGACCACACCCGCATTGCGGGCAAGATGCAGCTGCACTACCGGCTTGCATTTGACGCGGAGGGGCGGCCGATGTTTCAGGTGTTTAACACCTGCCGGCATTTTATCCGCACCATCCCGAACCTTGTGTACGACGAGAGCAACGTGGAGGACATTGACACCACACAGGAAGACCACATCTACGACGAGTGCCGGTATGTGCTGGTGGAAAACCCCATCAGTCCCCGGCAGGTACGCAAAGAGGTGGTGCTGCGGGACGACCCGCTGGACATGGACGCACGCCGCAACCCCATCCGGGTGATGCGGGTATAAGCAGAAGGAGAAGCGATGACAGGAAGATACGAGGGACAGCAGCCGAACCCCGGCGGCATGAGCGAGGGAGACCGGATGGTGAGCACCGCGAGACCCGGCACCGGGCGGGATGATGCCATGCAGAGCCTTTTGCAGGGCGATGCGGGCGGGAGCACACCGGTGAGCGCTGCAGCGGAAACGGTGATCGGGCCGGAGAAGGTAGCCAAGGCGGGAGAAATTTTGCAGCGGTACAAGGCCGGCAAGGCGGCGCTGGACAAGCGGATCATTGAAAACGAGCTGTGGTTCCGGATGGGGCACTGGAAGAACTACCAGAACAAGATGATGGAGGGAAAGCCACAGCCTTCCAGCGGGTGGCTGTTCAATAGCATTGCCAACAAGCACGCGGATACCATGGACAACTACCCGGAGCCGAACGTGCTGCCGAGAGCGGCGGACGATGAGGAAACGGCAAAGACCCTTTCCAAGGTGATCCCGGCGGTGCTGGAGCAGTGCAACTACGAGCAGGTGTACTGCGATACATGGTGGCGCAAGCTCAAGACCGGTACCGGCGTGAAGGGCATCTTCTGGGACCCGGTGCTGCGGGGCGGGCTGGGAGACATCAGCATCCAGAGCGTGAATTTGCTGATGCTGTACTGGGCACCGGGCGTGGAGGACATTCAGCAGTCGCCGCACCTGTTCAGCCTGAGCCTTGAGGACAACGAGCAGCTGGTGGGGCGCTTCCCGCAGATGGAGGGGCACACCGGCAAGGGGCTGGACGTGGGGCAGTACATCCACGACGACAGCATTGACACCACCGACAAGAGCGTGGTGGTGGACTGGTACTACAAGAAGGCACAGCCCAGCGGACAGACGGTGCTGCACTACTGCAAGTACTGCAACGGCGTGGTGCTGTATGCCAGCGAGAACGACCCGCAGCTGGCGCAGCGGGGCTTTTACGACCACGGGAAGTACCCCTTTGTGTTTGACCCGCTGTTCATGGAGGAGGATTCCCCGGCGGGGTTTGGGTACATCGACGTGATGAAGGACACCCAGACCGCCATTGACGAGATGAACCACGCCATGGACGAGAACGTGAAGCTGGCGGCAAAGCAGCGCTTTGTGCTGAGCGACACGGCGGGGGTGAACGAGAAAGAGCTGGCGGACTTTAGCAAGGACATCGTGCACATGGTGGGGCGGCTGAACAGCGACAGCTTTATGCCGCTGCAGACGAACGTGTTGAGCGGCAACTGCATGAACTACCGGGATGCCCGGGTGAGCGAGCTGAAGGAAGTGAGCGGCAACCGGGACGTGAGCCAGGGCGGCACCACCAGCGGCCTGACCGCTGCCAGTGCCATTGCGGCGCTGCAGGAGGCGGGCAGCAAGCTGAGCCGGGACATGCTGAAAAGTGCGTACCGGGCGTTTGCGAAGGAGTGCTACCTGATCATTGAGCTGATGCGGCAGTTCTACGACGAGCAGCGGGTATACCGCATTACCGGCGAGAGCGGCGGGGTGGAGTATGCCACCTTCAGCGCACAGATGCTGCGCGGGGTGCCCGGCGGCGTTGTGGGCGGGGTGCAGCTGGGCGACCACGAGCCGGTGTTCGACATTGTGGACGGGAAGATGAACCTGCAGCTGTTTGCAGATGGTAATGCTGGTGGTAGTGCTGCTGCCGGAGAGGGCGGCGCAGAGGCAGCCCCGGTGGTGCAGGAGCCTGCGCTGCGTCCGGCACAGGAGCGGCTGGCACGGCGCAGCGGTGCACTGCGGGGAAAGGCAAGCCCGGCGGAACAGCCCCCTCAGCTGAGCGGTCAGCCGGAGATGCAGCCGCAGGAAGGTGAGAAGCCGACCGAGGAGAAGCCGCAGGAGCAGAAGGCGGAAAAGACCCCGGAGGAAAAGCGCAAGGCCTTTGGGGCGCTGGTGCGGGACGGCGGCGAGTACAGCGACATTTTCAACGAGGTGATGCAGCAGGCCATCATCAAGGCGGGCGAGGCGGTGCACGCGGACCCCAAGGCGGCTGCCCTGCGGCAGGCGCTGAGCGAGGCATACGGCGTGGACGGCGAGAACGTGGACGGACTGATCGAGGCCGTGAAGAACGGCAAGGTGAAGGACGAGGCCTACTACGAGGAGCTGGCGCAGCAGCGGGGCGTGAGTGTGAAGACGGCGCAGCAGGCAGACAAAGCGGCGGCGCGGGCAGAAGGATACGCGCCCAAGGACGGCACCGTGCTGAGCGTGAACGGCAAGGGCGGCGCGGTGCGCCTGAACGCTGCGGACGTAGGGGCTTGACCGGGCGATAACAGCGGCAGACGTAGGTGCCGTGGAAAAGGGCAGCGGGGACTACCTGAAGGGCAACCGGGGCAACTACCGGCTGCGCATTGAGCAGCGGGGCGAGTGGAAGGGGCTGACCGTATGCGCCCACTGGCACACCCCCGGCGCAAGCGCGGCCACGCTGGTGGAAAACGGTGTGCTGACCGTTCCGGCGGCGGTAACGGCAGTGCCCGGTGTGGGCTGCATCACATTTGAGGGTACGGACGGCAGCTGCACTGTGACCAGCGCCGATGTGCGGTGCAAAGTATGCGCCAACAGCGGCACGGCAGAGGGCGCAATGCCCGCACCGGCTACCCCGGCGTGGGAAGCGCTGGTAGGGATGCTGGGAACCGGCGGCATTACCACTGCGGAAAAGCGGGCGGTGCTGACCGTGCTGCGCACGCTGGCGGCGGGCAATGATGCAGCGGCAGCGGCCTGTGACCGCTTAGAGGCGCTGTGGGGCGCAGACGACCCGGACAACAGGAACACTGACCGGCTGAGCCTTGCAGTGCTGGGCAGAATGATCCTTGGGAGGAGCTAAGATGGGGTACACAAAACAGAATTTTATGGACGGCCATACCCTGACCGCTGCCAAGCTGAACCACATGGAAGCAGGCATTGCAGCAGCGTGAGACATGGCCGGAAGCGGCACGGGCGGCGGCGCAGTGACGGGTATTCCCGGTGCGGCGGGGGACGGAGAGACGGACGACACGGAAGCACTGACGGCGGCGCTGAGCTAGAGCAACTGCGTGGTGGACGGAGGAAACAAAAAGTATAAGTACTTTGAGATCATCGTCAACAACGTTGAAGATCTGGAAGTTCGGAACGTGATCTTTTGGAAGGGCGCGAACATGGTGCTGAAGGGGTGCAAAAACATCCGGTTCGTCAACTGCACATGGGAAGGCATCAACCCGAACGGTGTAAACAAAATATGGACCTGCGGCATCCGGCTACGGGGACGCATGGAGAACGGCGAGAGCATTTGGTGCGAAAACATTTGGATCGAAGGATGCATATTCCAGAATGTCTGGTATAACCCGTATGTGAATAACGGCAGACCGCAGGATGTTTCGGACGCTGCGATTTTACCATAGCTTTTTTAAATTTCTATCCACGCCCTCCGCGAGGAGGGCGACGGTGTATATCATCTACACCGTCCGGGAAGTGCAGATTTCTATCCACGCCCTCCGCGAGGAGGGCGACCGCAGGCCGAGGGGGCGGGTGGGACGCGCCCTACCATTTCTATCCACGCCCTCCGCGAGGAGGGCGACCGCGCCGGAGCACCTACGCCGCAACCGGCGAGGGATTTCTATCCACGCCCTCCGCGAGGAGGGCGACTGAATCGCGTGAAGGATGATGTGATTGAAGAGCTATTTCTATCCACGCCCTCCGCGAGGAGGGCGACTCCATGGGCTCCTTGCAATATGCGGGCCAGTATATTTCTATCCACGCCCTCCGCGAGGAGGGCGACGATGGCTTCCAGCTTGGCGGACCGGCGCTGGAGATTTCTATCCACGCCCTCCGCGAGGAGGGCGACGCAGGGCTTCCACGGGGTCAAGATTGATGGTAAATTTCTATCCACGCCCTCCGCGAGGAGGGCGACCCGCCGTATAGCGGATTGTGCGCCGTTCGCGGAATTTATTTCTATCCACGCCCTCCGCGAGGAGGGCGACCAGCGGATATCCGAGTAAACGGCATAAGTCCGAAGATTTCTATCCACGCCCTCCGCGAGGAGGGCGACGACGAGGTAGCAAAATGCTATGCATGGGTAGGCATTTCTATCCACGCCCTCCGCGAGGAGGGCGACGACAGAATGGCCGCAGAACGTCCATGAATATCATCATTTCTATCCACGCCCTCCGCGAGGAGGGCGACCAGGGCAACGTTGCAGCAATGTCAGTAACGACAATATTTCTATCCACGCCCTCCGCGAGGAGGGCGACAAATCTTGGCAGATTACACCGGTAAATCGGTGCAAATTTCTATCCACGCCCTCCGCGAGGAGGGCGACCGCCGCCGATCAGATTGCCGTGCCACCAGATATCCTATTTCTATCCACGCCCTCCGCGAGGAGGGCGACGGACGTGCTGCCGGTGTGGTGCCGCCAGTAGGATTTATTTCTATCCACGCCCTCCGCGAGGAGGGCGACCTTCAATGGTCTGGTCGTGGCGCTCTACGGCAAGATTTCTATCCACGCCCTCCGCGAGGAGGGCGACGTGGCCATGGTGCCGCTCCAGCCGTTGAAGGACTGGATTTCTATCCACGCCCTCCGCGAGGAGGGCGACGTGGACATACAATGAAACTGGCATTCCGGGAACAATTTCTATCCACGCCCTCCGCGAGGAGGGCGACCAAGCCTTCTTTGATAACAGTTACCTCTTCTTTGCTATTTCTATCCACGCCCTCCGCGAGGAGGGCGACACAAGGCTTACATCCGTAAGCTCTGGCAGCTTCGATTTCTATCCACGCCCTCCGCGAGGAGGGCGACCATTGGCCTTGTCAGCTTCCGAACAGCCGCAAAATTTCTATCCACGCCCTCCGCGAGGAGGGCGACGAACGGCACAACCGACTACATCGAGCAGCCGGAAGAATTTCTATCCACGCCCTCCGCGAGGAGGGCGACAAGCCCGCCAGTCGAAATTCTCAACGGCAGAACTATTTCTATCCACGCCCTCCGCGAGGAGGGCGACGGCATCCGGCGCAGCTGGTGTGGCTGGCACGATCGATTTCTATCCACGCCCTCCGCGAGGAGGGCGACCCGCCGCCTACGGTGGAGGCAATGCCGCCGATGGTAATTTCTATCCACGCCCTCCGCGAGGAGGGCGACCCCGCTCCTTTATATGGGATAACGCCGCCTGCATATTTCTATCCACGCCCTCCGCGAGGAGGGCGACAGTGATCCCATAGGATTCGTGTCGGTGTGTAGAAATTTCTATCCACGCCCTCCGCGAGGAGGGCGACGGAGAAAGCCTTAAGGCGCGAGGAACGCATTCTCATCATTTCTATCCACGCCCTCCGCGAGGAGGGCGACATGGCAGCTCCTACGACTACCTGATCACCGCTCTATTTCTATCCACGCCCTCCGCGAGGAGGGCGACTAAAGCGGGCAAAGCGCGCCTTTGTTGCCTTTGTCATTTCTATCCACGCCCTCCGCGAGGAGGGCGACTATTATAAACCGCATCGGTTTATAAGTCAAGAGAATTTCTATCCACGCCCTCCGCGAGGAGGGCGACAATATGGAATGAATTTTTCAGAGACGAAAACATTATTTCTATCCACGCCCTCCGCGAGGAGGGCGACGGAGTACCTGGGCGGTGGCAGATACCACGTCAACATATTTCTATCCACGCCCTCCGCGAGGAGGGCGACAGCAAAAACAGAGAGAAAACACCCTGCTTTTGTCTCATTATACACCTCTCTGCACAAATTGCAAAGAGATGCTTGCAAAACAAACCGCAAAATCACACCGTTACTTGCGCAAACGGCTGGTGTTCCGGTGCGAAGCGTCCCGGAAAACCATGTGTGCTGCCGATTCGCACTGGCCGGACATCAAAAGATCAGCACGCTGTCTTGGGCAAACTCCGGGTGCAGTCCAACGTGCTCGACCTTCGTCTGGTAGTTGTTGCCCAACTGGTAGAACCGCAGACTGTCCAAGGCAGGGTCGATCAGGGCGGTCAGCTCTGCTTTGAGAACTGCGTACTGCGAAGCGTTCAGCAGGCATTCGAACACGGAATTTTGCACCCGCTGCCCATGATCTACGCACTTCTTGGCAACCTTGCGCAGCCGCTTGCGTCCGGCGGAGGTCTCGGTGTTTACGTCGTAGGTGATCAGTACCAGCATGATTGCACCTCATTTCCAGAAAAACGGAGGGTAAACCTCTAAATCGCCCCGCAGGGTGCGCGCCAGCAGCAACGCCTGCACATAAGGCACAAGCCCCCAGCAGAGCTTTTCCTTCAAAAACGGGTGGGTGATGACTTCGCGCTTTTTCTGCTGCCATGCGTTCAGGAATGCACGGCGTCCCTCCTCGGTCAGCAGAATGGCACCGTTTTCCTGCTTTTCAAAGTGCTTTGCATTCAGCACTTTCTGGTTGATACAGGACAACACGAAACGGTCTGCAAAAACGGTGCGCAGCTCTTCCATCAGATCCAATGCAAGGCTGCGCCGCCCGGGACGGGCGCGGTGCAGAAAGCCCACATAAGGGTCCAGCCCGGCACCCTCCAGCGCAGCGGCACAATCGCTGGCCAGCAGGGAATAGGCAAAGGACAGTAGCGCGTTCACATTGTCCAGTGGCGGTCTGCGGCTGCGGCAGGTAAACACAAAAGCATCGTTCTGTTGTAAGATCAGCGCGTTGAACCGGTCGAAGTACCGCTGTGCAGCTTCGCCCTCCAGCCCGCGCAGTTGCTCCAGATCCTCGCAGCCTTCCACCAGCGGTAGGGCAGCCGCCAGTTGTGCGCTGGTCTGTTTCAATTCGTCCACGGGCACCCGCTGCGGGTGATCCCGAGTGGCGCGCTCCAGCACCCAGCGGGCATTGTACACCTTGCCCAGAATAAAGCTGCGGGCATAACTGCAACTGAGCGCCTCGCTGGCGGCAACGGCGTACTGGGTCTGCCGCAGCAATACGTTGCCGCGTTCCTCGCCCACAGTGCGCGCTAAAAAGCGGCCGCGCGGGGTATAAAAGCTCAGGTCGATGCCCATACGCCCGCATTTGCCCATCAGCGCGGGGCTGGCACCGGCGTAACTGAAGCAGAGGATGCTTTCCAGCGTGTGCAGCGGCACCCGCCCGACCTCGGATTTTCCACGGCTGACCACAACGCTTTCGCCGTCCAGCGTGAGGTAAGCGTCCTCGCTGAGGACGAACAGGGAGTTCAGGAATTGCCGCATGGTGTCACCTCCGTGGCCGTCTCGTCCAGATAGCGCCGCAGATAAGCCTTGGCGTCTGCCTTCTGGCAGAGCATCGGCAGACAGAGCTCTTTCAGGGAACAGGCATTGCAGTGCTTGCCGGGCTTTACCTTTGGGGTGTAGCCGCGGGCAAAATACTGGTTCATTTCGTCTGCCATCTGCCGGGTGGCGTTGCGCAGTTCGTCGGTAAAAGGTACGACCTCCCGCCGCTTCGTCTCGCAGTAATACAGCGCCCCTTCCGGGATATGGCACACCAGCATTTCCTCCAGCGCCATGGCCTGTGCGCATAATTGCAGCCGGTCGGCATCGGTTTCCTTTGCGTGGCCGTGCTTGTATTCCACCGGGTAGGGCTGCCAGCGCCCGGGGGTGCTTTGCAGCGGGATGCCATCCGCACAAGCCCGGAACTCCACCACGTCACAGTTGCCGGACATCCGCAGCCGGTGGCTGGCTACCCGCATTCCCCGAGTGATCAGCAAATCGCCCCGGCGCTCGGTGCGGGTGTCATCGTGGCAGCGGGCATGGTTCAGCTGTCCTTCGGTGGTGCGCAGATTTTCTGCCCATTGCTGCTCCAGATGGATCAGTGCCCACTGGCGGCGGCAGAAGGCAAAATGCTGGATGCCGGACATTTGCAGGTAGTCATCCGGCGCGTCCATCAGTGGAACCTCTCGCAGTGTACACCCTCCGGCAGGGTGTCGGCCACCGTAACGGTGTAGTCCTGATAGCTGCGGGGCGCGACCACCTCGGCCTTGTGCTCCACGGTAACGGCATCGAACAGCTTATAGGCGGGCGCATTGCCCAGCTCGGAATCGTGCCTGAACACGATCAGCTCCCGCACGGCCATCTTGCCGCGTGCAGCACTGTGATCGTTCTCGAACATATTCAGGATAGCCTGCCACAGCAGCTGCAAGTCCTCTTCCGAGAAGCCGGTGGTCTTGCGGGCAAGATTGGCAGAAACGTAACCCTCGGCACGGTACAGACCGTAGGGCACGATATGCTTGTTGCCCATTTCACTGTTCTTCTTTTCAGCGTCTGCCTCGGTGGTGATGGCTACGCGGGTAATGGTCACCTCCTGCGGCACGATAGGGTCAACAGAGCGGGCAAAGCTCAGCTGCACCGGCCCGCGCACCTGACCGCAGTTCAGCGCACCCTTGACAAAGGTGGTCATCACGGCACCGAAGGTGCGGATATCGTAGAAATGTTCGCACATATAATCCCGCAGCTTGCGGTCGATATCCGGGTCGCTTTTCTTGGCCTTTTTCAGGTCGTCCTTGGGGGTCAGACCGTTGTGCTCCAGCGCCTCGGCATCGCTGCGGTTCAGTGGTACGCCCTCCTTGACATAGATGCGGTAATTGTCGGCATCGGGGGCGTCCTCCTTCAGCGTCTCCACATAGTTGCGGATCTTGCGCTTCAGGCAGACATCGGTCACCAGACCGTAGCCGGTCTCGGGGTCGATGCGGGGCATATTACCGGCATCGGGGTCGCCGTTGGGGTTGCCGTTCTCTACATCGAACAGAATGACGAAATCGTAGCGGTTCTTGATAGGTGCAGACATTTTTTATTCCTCCTCGTTCTTTTTGACGTAACGTTTCTGGGTCTGGTGGTAGTAGCCGATGGTGAATTTACCCTGATCCGGCAGACTGAGCCGGACAGGGAAACCGCTCTCCGGCAGCTGTGCCATCAGTTCGGTGATCTGCTTATCGTAGTGGGTGGCAAGGCCGTCATTCAGCTTGCGCAGATGCTTCTGGCTCAGCCGCAGCAGGGTGGGGAAGGACATACCCGGCGTGGCGCAGGCGGCGTTGAAATACCGGTCCTTGATGGTAGTGTTGATGCCGGGGTTGGCAGCTTTTTGCACAGCCTCCAGCACAGAGAACAGCCGTCCCAGAAGATAGGGGACATTGGTGGTTTCGTTCAGGCTCACAGTATAGACCTCCTTGTTCAGTTCGGTAGGGTAATTACGCAGGTAATACGCTTTGATCACGGCAGCCCGGCCGCGGGTCACTGTCTGCTCGGCACGGATACGCAGGGTCACACCGTTCAATAGGGTGGCGGGGTAACGCCCGCCGGTCAGCACGGCGCGCAGCAGGTCGCCTGCCAGCTGCGGGGACGGCTTTGCGGGCTGCCCGGGCACGGTGCGGGTGGTCTCATTCACCACAGCCCAGATGGGCAGGGTGCGGAACTTTTCTTTTTCCGAGCAGTCGATCTCCATTTCTTCGGCGTGCTTTTGCAGGTTTTGCGCAAAGCTGCCGAAGGTGTCCCGCAAAAAGAACCGCACCGAAAGACGCGCTGCATTGGGTGCCAGTCCCAATAGATAAAAGTGCTGGTCGGGCGAAAGCTCTTTTTCCAGAAAAGGCACTGTCTGCCCGGCAGACAGCCGTTTGAGCGCGGCCTGTACATCGCTTTCCTGAATGCCGGCTGCTTCATCTGCCCCAAACAGGAACATGCTCATGGCGTCCTGATAGACCGGCTCTGCGTTTTCTGCCCAGCACAAAATGGTGGTATCGCCAACATGTTTGCAGTGGTTGCGGTCAGCAAGCAGGCGGTTCAGCGCGGTGGTATAGGCAAAGGCGGCGTACTTGCTGACAGGGGCGTTATCGCCCTGCTCGTGGCCGTAGGAGCAGAAGGCCGGTGCGTTGAAGGATACAAGTGCTGCGCCGGAGCTTTGCGCCCCGGGCACACCGCTGATATTCGGATGGGTGCGCTCGATGGGGGCATATTTTCCGGTAATCAGGCATTGCCCCATGTCCGAATCAGCAGAGCGGTCGTTGTAGTGCGCCTGCCAAGCGTTCTGAATGGCAGGGTCGTCGTTGACAAAGCTGTGACTGTGGTCGGCAGCTTCGTAGCCAAAGATCAGGTTGGCGTTGCCGGTGATCTCCTTCCACTGCTCAGCCAATAGGGGATGCGCGGCAGCCTGCGCCGGATCCCAGCTGTCAAAATAAGCAAGGAGCGCCCGGGCTGCGGGGCTGTCTACGCCATCCAGAATGGTGTGATGCAATTTGGCACAGGCCTTGAAGCAATCCGCAGCGCGCTCCGGCTTGCCTTTTTCGTCTGCGCCCAGCAAATAGGTAGAGTTGTCGCACAAAAAGTTGGCGGCAATGCCGGAGGAACGCTTTTCATGCGCCGGTACGCGCATTGCACGCGGGGCAAGGACTGTCTTTTTGCCCACGGTCTTTTCGGTGAGAAGGGAAACGACCCTAAGCAGCTGCCCGGCGTCATTCAACCGCAGCTCATAGCTCACCTTAAAGCTGTCATCCCAGCCGGGGGCAGAAAGCTTACCCAGCCGGACAAGCTGCTCGTAATAGGCAGTAAGTGCCTGTAAGATCATGTAAACACCTCCACATCCCGGCAGTCCAGCACGCCGTTTTCCAGCTTTGCCCGGAAGAACTGGGAGCGGATATTTTCCGGGTCGGAGTAGTCCAGATCATACAGCATAAAGCCCAGATCCTGCGTGAGCGGCAGTGCGGGGATGTCCTCGGCCCTGCCGTGCCATTCCCGGAAGTTTGCCGGAAACTCCCGGCAGCCAAAGCAGGGCTGGTGATAGCACTGCCCCTTGGCAAGCCGCCGCCGCAAGATATCCTGAAATTTGCCCGGGTTATCGCCGGGTGCGGCTTTTTCGGTCATGGTAAAATGGCATTCGATCACGTAGTGCACATCCTGCAGCACCAGCGCTGCCCGCTGCTGGATATTCTCTGCCGTGCACAGCATGGGCACCTCACCGCCCTTGGCTGCACTGAGCGCCGACGAGGACAGCAGGGTAGCCTTGACCTCATTGCGCCGGATGCTGGCAAACTGTACCGGCTTGAGCAGGTAGATGCGGTCGATATGGTACTTCATGCCCGGGTGCCAGTAAATGGCCTCCACCAGCCCGCGTGCCGCCGAGGGCGTCATGATATCATAGGATACACGCTCGGTTTTCATCTCGGGTCTTGAAAAACAGGCGTAGTCGCCCCAGACCTCGATCAGCATGGACATGAACACCACCTCCTTTCATTGTTTATTTGAATCTTCAGACAAAGAGAAAACTTGCCCACATAAACCACCTCTTTCTATAATTCAATTATTAGATAATGGATGTATAAGCGTTTCTGAGCCTAGAATAACACAATTTAATGCTTTTTTCGTATCCGGTTGCTGTCATCCGGTGTGCGCACTGGGATGTGGATAGAAATAATTAGTAGATCATGGATGTATGACGGGGAAACGGCAGAGTGACAGATGCTTTGCCGTTTCTTCATTTATCAAATACTATATTACAACAAATAAAATACAATAAAAAGGACTTCTAAGGGCTATCTTGGCCTTATTTTTAGCTTTTGGTCAGAAAAACAGACCTTTTCCGGTCTCCACGTCCATGGAAAGCCCGGTCTTAGGGTCGTACAGGGTGCTGTCAGTCAGGATAGCGCTGCCGTTGGGCAGTGGTTCCAACGCTCCGGCAGATTCCAGTGCCTGAAACTGCTGGGCATAGCAGGCTACGCTGTAAGCGCCCAGCTTACGGTAAAGTGTGCGGCTCACAGTCCCGCTGCGCAGCTGGTCGCAAAGGGCTGCGCCTTCGTCAACAGGCAGGTAAACGGTGCGGGTGGGGGCTTCGATCAGATGGAACTGTTCAGCCACCTGTGCAAATGGGAAAATGCAGCCCGAGATCCCTTTGCGCAGGGCGTCCAGAATGCTGCTTGTGTCCAGTGCGGCCTCACCCCGCGCAAAATACAGCTCCTTAAAATAAGCTCTGACCGCCTCCGGGCTGTCCAGCGCTGCGGCGCAGCCTGCTGCGTACTGCATGGCGTGTACGTTCTGGCGCAGCATCTGCGGTACGCCGCAGCCTTCCAGCGTAAAACGGTATACCAGACTCTCTTCCACGCTGCGGTGTCCCTCCCGGTTGCAGCGTCCGGCGGTCTGCAAAAGGGAGTCCAGCCCGCACTGCTCCCGGTATGCGGCGGGGAAATCTACGTCTACACCTGCTTCGATCAGCGAGGTGGAAACCACCCGGCAGGGCAGGCTTTCCCGCAGCCGCTGCCGGATCTCTGCCAGCTGGCGGCGGCGGTCTGCGGCGCACAATAGGGTGGTCAGGCAGTAGCTGCCCTCGGCAGGCAAGGCAGCGTACACTTCCTGCGCCGTTTTGCGCCGGTTCACTACGCACAGCACCTGCGGCAGTGCACAGAGCTGCGAAGTCAGCGCTTCCAGCGTCAGCTCTCCGGCATCGCAAAGGGTGGTGCGGCGCAGGGTGGTGTATAAGGTGGCAGTGTCCGGCACGATCTCCTGCAAGGGCAGCTCCGGCGCAAACTGCCGGAAATAGGGCTCTAATGCGGGCTGGGTGGCGGTGCATAACACGGCGGTGGCGTGGTAATGCCGCACCAGCTGCGCAATAGCACTGACGCAGGGCAGCAGATAACTGGTGGGCAGGGTCTGCGCTTCGTCAAAGATGATTACGCTGTTCGCAATGTTGTGCAGCTTGCGGCAGCGGCTGCTGCGGTTGGCGTACAGCGATTCAAAAAACTGCACCGCAGTGGTCACCACAACAGGTGCATCCCAGTTTTCGCTGGCCAGCAGCTGGCGGTACTGTGCCGGGGTCAGGTTTTCCCGCTCAAGGCTTTTGTAGTCTGCGCAGGAGTAATCGGCCAGTACGTTTTCTGCGCCCAGAAGGCCTGCAAAAACAGCGGCAGTTTGGTCGATGATGGACATATACGGAATCACATAGATCACCCGCTTCATGCCCTGCGCAGCGGCCTGTTCCAGCGCAAAGGCAAGGGAGGCAAAGGTTTTGCCGCCGCCGGTGGGCACGGTGAGGGTATACAGCCCCGGTGCGCCGTGGGCACCTTTTTCCATGCAAGCCCGCAGCACGGCATTGCGTTGGCTGCTTACCGGCAAGGTGCTCTGTGCCGCAAGATAGCCAGCCGCCTTGGTACGCACCTTTTCCAGAAGAGAAGAAAGCGCAGTGCTGTTGCCCCGGGGCGCGGCCTGCCCGTTCATAAAAGTTTCGGTGTCGATAAAATCCGCATCCACAAGACAGGAGTAGAGCATCCGGGTAAAGAATGCAAAATCCAGCGGGTCGCGGTTTGCCCAGTCCGGCGGGGCGCTCTGGGGCAGGGTGACCTCGCGCCAGCCATCGTAAGGCTCCACCGGTTTTTTCAGCCGCCCGAACAGGGTGCCGTCGGCGGCATCGGCTGTCCTTCGATTGCCGCCATCCGGCAGACCGGTGTGGTGCCCGGCTACGGCAAAGGCGGCCTGAACGTGGGGCGCACAGCCCTTCATCGCTTCCTGTGCACCGGCGGTCGAGTGGTCGGTTGCAGCACCGCCCGCCAGCCGCTGCTGAAAGGCGGCGCTGTATTTGCCGATATCGTGCAGCCACGCGGTATATTCGGCCTCTTCTTTTGCACCAAAGGGCGCGGCAAAAGCTCCGGCAAGGCGCGCTGTGCCGGAAAGATGTTCGTAGACGGTCTGGGTGCGGGTGCCGTCCTCGGAAATATGTGCAAGTGCTTTTTCCATGTTGAAGCCTCCGTTTCTGGGTCAACGATACAACGGCAGGGAATGCCTGTCAAGAATTGGCAGAAAGTTCGGCGGCCTGCACAGCCCGGGCGGCGTTTATCCGGCAGAACGCCCATAAAAAAGCCGCCGCACCCTGCCCGGAAACTCCGGCAGCAGAATGCGGCGGCGTATTGATCCCAAAAACTTACTCAGAGATCTTCTGACCGATCCAGATGCAGATGCATGCACCAATCACCGAGATGGCAAAGGAAGAAAAGCTGCCGGAGGCGTGGATGCCCAGCAGGCCGAACAAAAACTCGCCCACAAAGCTGCCCAGCACACCCATCAGAATGTTACGGCCAAGGGAAGTTTCGGTGCCCATAAAGCGCCCGGCCAGATATCCGGCCAATGCGCCCACCAGCACGCCCACAAAAAGGGAAGCCAGCACACCTACCAGCGTCAGCAGGCCGGTCAGGCAGCCCACCAGAACAAACAGCAGGGCAACGATAAGCAAAATCGTTAAAGTGATCATAGTTTATACCTCCTTAAAAATCACGGCTCTGCCTGCTGCCCGGCGGCTTCGCGGGCGGTGCGGCAGATGTCCTTCAAACAGCATTTTTCGCATTCCGGCTTGCGGGCGTTGCACACCGCACGGCCGTGCATCACAAAGCGGTGGCAAAGGTCGCTGCCTTCCTCCGGCGGGATAATCTTCCACAGCGCCATCTCCACCTTTTGCGGCTCCTTGATGCCGTCCACAAGGCCGATCTTATTGCACAGCCGGATGCAGTGGGTGTCGGTAACGATGGCGGGCTTGCCGAACACATCCCCCATGATGAGGTTTGCGCTCTTGCGCCCTACGCCGGGCAAAGCGAGCAACTCCTCAAAGGTGTTGGGCACACGGCAGTTGTATTGATCCCGCAGCATCCGCATACAAGCCGAGATATCCCGCGCCTTGGAGTGTCCCAGTCCGCAGGGCTTGACAATGGCTTCGATGTCCTCCGGCTCGGCGGCAGCCAGTGCCGCTACGCTTGGGTATTTTGCAAACAACTCCTCCACCACAATGTTCACCCGGGCATCCGTGCACTGGGCGGCCAGCCGCACGCTGACCAGCAGCTGCCATGCGTGGCCGTAGTCCAAGGTGCAACCAGCATCCGGGTATTCGGCCTTGAGACGCCGGATGACCTCCAGCGCCAGCGCTTTTTTTGCAGTAAGATCCTCCGGGGCTTTTTTTCGTACCGGCATGGGACAAACCTCCTTTAAAAGGGAATACCTGAATCATACCATGTTTGACAGGATTTGTAAATGTTTGCAGGGCATTATCTGAGAATGATTTTCAGAAAAGCCCTTGTCC